CATCTTAGTGCTCCACGATTGCGATTGATTTAGCTTTCTTGTGACCTGCGCATAGCTTGCAGTCATGACAGGTGACGCGACGACCTGCCTCTTTGGATGCCGGGCACAGGGTCTCGTGAGCGTAGTCAACACCCTTGATGTCTCTGACGATGCGGAAGGTGCGTCGACCATTGCGCCAGTGATCACGAGCCTGTGTGTATGTGTCGGCTGACTGCATTGCGATGTCTGGTCGCCATCCTGACTGGTGGCTGTACGCTGTGTAGTTGTCTGCTTCTGATAGTAGGTCCTCCCACACTGACGGCGGTACGGCAGCGGGGTCACCGTATGTCCCGATGCGGACGAAGCGACCATGACCCATGGTACGAGCGTCACCGTACTCGTATACGCCACGTTTGTACGAACGCCATACGATGAGGACACCCTGACCTAGGTTGACGTAGCAGCGACGGCCTGTTGCTTGCTTACGTTTGGGGTCGTCGTTAGGTGTGCCGCGCATGATGCAGTCGCCGCAGATGCTGAAGTCGGCACCTGTCTTGCTAGCCTCGAGAGGGTTGATGTCGCGACACAGAATGTACGTTTGCACGACCTGACCTGTCTTGCGGTTACGGTTAGAGTATGTAGCGATGACTACGATAGGTTGACCATCCAAGAGACTTGGTCCGTTGTAGATGATTGCGTGTTGCATTGTATGCTCCTTGAGTTGATGCAGGGAGCCGAAGCCCCCTGCGGTTGCGATTAGATCTCGATGCGGATCGTGTTAGTGCGAAGGACGTTGAGAACTCTGTCCTCGAAGTTGTCGTCATCGTGACCGAGCCACTCTTTCAGTTCGCCGTCTTCGGCTTGATACTGAATCTGTTGGTCGATCATGCTGTCGAGGTCGTATGAGTAGTCACTGAGGTCGAAACCCATGTCCTCGACACTGAACATCTCAAGACGATCCTTGATGCGTTCGTCTAGTTGGTCGTTGTCAAGCTTTACTGACTGTGCAGCGATAGCTTCCTCGACTGCCTTGTGGACACGTTGTTCCATCAGTAGCCACATTGCGTCGGCTACCTTGTTGAAGAACTCTTCGTTGTGCATTGGTGAGCGGTCTACGATGATATCAGTCATTTGATTCTCCTGTTTCTGACTGTGATTCTGATACAGCTAGGTTATAAGCCATTGCTGCGGCTACGATGAGGAAGGGACGAGAGTCGCGTGAGCAACCCTCTATCCAGTCCATCAACTCTTCCCAGTTAGCGGGTGTGTGAAAAGCTGGAATTGTTTTCATGTTATGCTGCCTCTCCTTCTTGCTTGCGACGATCTTCGATAATGACTTCGGATACGTTGTCTAACTTGTAACTGGTGTATGTTAGACGTGACTCGGCAGACTGGATGAGTTCGCGTAATGCTGTGTCGCGAATCTTTAGCAGTTCGTCGTACATTGACGCGGTCATGCTGAACTGACCACGGTCTGCTGTTGACAGTAGCTCACGCAAGTCATCGATTAGATTTTCTAGTTCCCCAAAGCCTTGGAACTCTACTTTGATAGGTGAACTGTAGACTGAGTTGTAGTTTGATTTAGCCATGATGGCCTCCTTTGTTTTGAAGATTATGTATCGATTATTTGATACACTTACCGGAGATCAAACGTGGGCGGCGTGTCTTAATAATCCCTTGACACAATTTGTTGCCGAGGTGACAAATTGTTTCAACGCTTGCGCAAGAAACGATGCTACGTCACTAGGTCAACGGAATACTAATAAAGCGCGAGAGAACAGAGACGGTATGGCTCTGTTGTCGAGCACCTTAACCGTTGCAGTGATGTTGCGTTGTTTCGCAGGGGATTATCGCGCCGTGATTCGGTTAACAGGCAACGGCGTTCCCGTTGCCCCGAATCTATCCCACGTTGTTTGATATACTTACGCGCAAGGGGACGCACACCAACCCTACTGAAGAACCAATAAAGACAGTTGGTTTAGACCACAAAAGCGGGAGCGTGGTCGGGTGTGCATCGTGCGTCGAGTGACAGTGCAGACGGGCACGACTGCTTAAATCAAATATGCTCGTGCCCCCTGCGACTGTCGGCGAGTAAGCACGATTCCCGTATCCTTCCCTTGCAACGCGGAGGCAAGGAGTTTACCGACGCGTCCGACACGGCGAATCAAGCCCACCTGATAAACTCTCGCCCGCGCCACTGCACGGACGAGGTGTTCAGGTGAGGGTTGATACGTCGTTCCTAAAGGGATCAAACGCCCGGCGTTTGTTCAGGGTTTGCCCGAGCGGCAGGGATGAAAAATCCCTGAGAGCGGTGCGACAGGGATGGAAGCCCGAAGGGCCAAGACCTGAAGGGGCTTGGTTCACGACAGCCCGGGCGTCGCCCAGAAAATCAAAGGGTCGAGGTGCAAATATTCTAGCGAGAGTATGAGTAGCGTAGTGCAGCATACCTAGAGCCATGGACCTATGACCTTGCAGCAACACACTATTACACAGCTATAGGGGTTACTTAGCCTAAAATCCTACAGATATTGACTTACCCGGCGACCCCACCCCCGCTATATAAGACCCCGGTTGTTCTGTGTGCACCCTAAAATGTTGGTTTTGTAAATTCATTCGGGTATAATATCATTTAAGAACGTAAGGAGAACATCCATGGCCCGAGATTACGCAGCCGAATATCGGAATTACCATTCCAAGCCGAAGCAGAAGAAAAACCGAGCAGCGAGGAACGCGGCCCGAGCAGCTATGGTTAAGGAGGGCAAGGTTAAGAAGGGTGATGGGAAGGACGTTACGCACAAGAATGGCAACCCTCGCGACAACAGCCGGAAGAATCTTGGAGTTTTGGCGGCATCTAAGAACCGTAGTTACAGGCGCAATCGGAGAGCGGGTAAGGCGCAAATCAAGTGAAAAAAATCGCGGGTGTATTTTCATTTGGGTTTATTGTAGAGTGGTCCTTGAACCTCGGAGCTTGTAGATGAGTGCATTTAGAGAAAAATTAGGTCAGAGCGAGAGCTCGAATAGTTACAGTGCTGTAAATGAGGAGGGTTACACTGGTAAATACCAGTTTGGTCCGGCTCGTTTGGCAGATTACATGAAAGCTACTGGTAATAAGTTCACCATGAATCAGTTCAAGAACAGCCCTGCCTTGCAGGAGCGTGTTCAGAAGTGGCATGAGGGGGACATATTAGATTACGTAGCAGCGCAGGGTTTGGATCAATTTATTGGTAAGACAATTAATGGCGTGAAGATTACGCCTAGTGCGATGTTAGGTATGGCGCATTTAGGTGGCAAGGCGGGTATGAAGAAGTTTTTGGAGACTGGCGGGGAGTACAACCCTGCGGATTCCAATGGCACGACGTTACGGGACTATGGTCAGAAGTTCGGGGGCCAAGATCGTACAGAGACGGCCCGTGGTACTCGGCCCTCGGACGCTTCGAAGGGGATTATCCCGCAAGCGGATCAGGCGGGAGCGGCAGCGGATTTTGAGCGTCAGTTAGCAGCGTTGTTCAAGGAGGACAATGTTAAGTTCACGCCGAGTCGTCCCCCGAGTGGACGTTATGGTGAGAGTGGACGTATGAGTCCGTTGAGTGGTTCGGGGATCCCGGGCCTTGGTATGATTAAGCAGTATTCTACTCCGGGTGGAATCGAGAGTCTGTATCGGAAGCGGTAATGGATTATTACGTGTACGGCAGGGTTATGGAGTTGGTTCATTTAGATCCGTATTATTCTAGGAAGCGGATTTCGGGACACACTAATTCTATTTACTATGCGGCGAAGCACAACAAGTTGGTTTGTCACTGGCGTGACGAGGAGTTGTTGGGGTTTTACACGTATGGCTTTTTCACACAGGAAGAGATAGACAAGGATTTATGGAACGGGGATGAGGTATATTCTCGCGAGAGCGGAGATGTGTTATATATACCTAAGTTCTTGTGTCGTGCGGGGCGGCGTGAAGTATTTAAATTTGTTCGGGACATACAGCAACAGATGTATGATATGTACCCGGACGTGGCAACGGCAGATTGTTTGCGGGTTTATGAGCAAGGAAAGTCTCGCAAAGGAACATGGTATAGGAAAGCAGCATGAGAGATTTGTTAAACCCGTATGACGTGCGTCGGTACTTGAACCTTTGGACCATTGCAGCATTTGACGGCGACGGCGACGGCGGCGGCGGTGGCGGCGACGACGATGGAGACTCGTACGGGTCCACAGCGGTGCCAACTGGCGATATTGACTTCACTACTATTGATTTAAGCACAGGCGAACAGACCGATGTTGGAACATTAAGCAACGACGGTGGTGACTTCAGTTGGACTGGATCTGACGCATACAACACAGTTGATGATGATGATGGCGGTGGTTACACAGGCGAACCTAGCGGTTCTCTTGTCACTGGCGGAGCAACGGGAAACAATGACGATTTCTTTACCGAAACGAACACTGGTAGCAATTGGAACGATAACGGTGGTAATACTGGAGGCGTATCAGATTCTAGTGACTCTGGCTATAACACCAGTACTTCGACTGAGACCACTACAACTGGTGGCGGTACGACGGATACAAGTACGTCAACGAACACATCGACATACGTATATACACCACCTCCTGTTTATACACCTCCCACTCCTACGTACTATTATGATGAGGAGGGGGGTCGTCACACATCTAAGGCAGCCCGTAACGCAGCTAACGCAGAGATTCAAAGAGCAGAGGATCGTCGGGAAGCTCTGGAGTATGTTCAGTCTCGTTATAACCCCGCAACACAAGACACGTATGGTTTTGTAAGTCCGGCGTATGCATCTACGAACAATCAACCTATTTATGGTATGAACACGGCTCAGGATTCTCGTTACAGTATTGATGCTCGGCAAGCACTGGGCCCAGAACTGGGGTACGGCACCCCTGCATCTATAGCTGCGGAAAGAACTCTTAATAATATCTCAAATCCTGAAGAGATGTTTCCTGACGAAGCGTATGATGCTTTGATGGATGACGAGGATTTTTCCGTCGATTATTCTATCGATGACCTATTGCCTCCATTACCTGCGTTAGATACCCCTGAAGATGACAAACCATCGACTCCTAGCGTTGACTTTACAGGCAATATCTACTCACAAGATTCTCCGTATTTCGATGACTTAAAAGCGAAGCAAGGTACGGGTGCCGCGCAACCAGTTGATTTAAACTATCCCTTGGGTCGCCCGGGCCAATCCACAGGTACAGGTGGCGCATTAGCCACGGGTATTGGTACTATGGTAGATTTGGTGGGTAATGCAGCGCAGGTTGCAGGTGAGGCAATATCGCCTACTTCCGCTCGTGTTGGGTATAGTGCGTATGAAAGCCCATTGCAGAATAGATATCAACCAGTAGATCCGGCTTTAGCGGAAGCGGTTACAGGTAAGAAGGGAGCTACTGCGGTTCCAACAAACTTTGAACCGTCAGATCTTACTGTACTAGGCAGAGAGATGTCGGAAATAGGTTCTAGGCTCGAAAATCGAGCAATGCAGAACATGCCGAAGGATGCTCGGGACGCAATGAACAGTCCTATTATTACAGTCAATGATGATGAAAAATACACGCAGTTTCCTTTAGATACTAGACCTGCGTACCAGATAAACACCGATTCTCTTAAATATAATACCTTTAAAACGATACCTTCTTTTGGTGCTACAATTGCTTCTGTGCCTTTTGGTTCTCCTGCGCTATTAGCTACAGGCGCGGTGTTAGGGGGCGGCGAAACAGCTATGGAAGCTCGTGACGCTGTAGAGGCCGAGGCTCTTGCGAGAGGCTACAGTCAAGAAGTTGCAACGGCTATGGGGAACGAAGCTTCTAAAATCGCGGGTGTAGTGGGTGCGCCTTTAGGAGCGATTAGTAACCTAGCGTTTGCAAAAATGCCCCCCGCAGGAGCTAGCCTAACAGCTCAGATTGGTAAAAATGCGATGGAAGAAGCCTTTATGGAAGGTTACGGTGAACAAAACGTCACTGCGCTTGCTGAAGATATTATGACGGGTACGGATAAGTTCGGCAAAGCCTTTAGCGCGGACGAAGCTTTATTAGGTGCAATAGGAGGAGCAGCAACAACAGGTATTGTTGGTGGGGCTCAAACACCAGAGACCACGACGCGTCAGATAGGCACAGAAGAACGGAATCTGTTACCCTCGCCCTCATCGTTTACTACGGATACTACGCCGAACATTGGTCAAGAATTCCGTGCAGGTCCTCAAGTAGAGACAGAAATTGGCAGTATGTCGGCTCCTGTTAATACTGACACGGCCCCATCCACGCCGTCGTCTGAGACAACTCCTGATAACTATAGTCAGGCAGAAAAATTGATGATGAATCAATTAGAAGACGGAGAAATGCTAGACGTTACTGACTACGATGGTTTTGGTCTGACGTTAGATGAGGTACAATCACTTGCCGATAGTGCCATCTCTAAAAAGATGGACAACGATGCTATGATGTTAAGAGCGTTAGCAGAAGAAGAAGTGATCCAAACAGGTGGTTTGTCATCGGAAATGAACGAAGAGATTCGTGACAAGCTTCCAGAGGACGTGGCTAACGATATTATCAATACTGCTATTACGAACCCATTCGTTAATAACCAAGGTGAGACGCGAATGGATCAAATTCTTCAGATGGAGCAGGACAAAGCAGCGACACCTCCGGGTCCAGAAAAACCGTTCACCCCGACAGGTATTGAAACTGCGTTGGGTGCTGCGCCGTCACAAGAGTCAGGTCCTGAAATTGACGATTCTACACCGTCTCTTGAAGGAGTTATAGAGGAAGAGACGGCTTCTATAGATACGTCTAACGTTGATATATCTGATATCATAGAACCATACCAGACGACTAAAGATGTGGTTACAGATTTCGAGCCTAAAGACACGGGTCGGCTAGGTCGCTCTTTATTCGCTGCTACAGGAAACCCTATTTTCCTTAGTTCCGACGACAAACATTCTTTCCACCTCACTGCTAAAGCGCAAAGAGGTGCGGCGTATAATAAAGCTTTTGATGCAGAGGTTGATAGGCTAACGTCTTTAGGGATGTCTCGGGATGAAGCGTATGACGCAATCCAAGTAGCCTTAGATCAGAGATTTGCGGAACAAGAATCTGAAAATAAACAGACTACGGTTGTTGTAGCGGATCAGGACACCGGGTTACGAGGTGCTGCACCTAAAGAAACTTCTGTTCAAGAGGACACTTCGACTAACGAAGAAACCGTTGTAGAAGTGCCTGCTACCACGGAGACTTCAACAAACACTGATTTTGTGCTTGTGGAAGATCCAAACACACAACAGGATTTGACTGTTACGGTTCCTGTTACAGAAGAGGTAACGACAACACCGACAACATCTGTACAGCCTGCTACAGTTGACGTAGAGCCTGATGAAGAAGAGACCAAGGACCCAGTAGTTGAGGTCGTAGACGACGATACCGTTCGTCCGATTACGACTGTAACGGATGACGGTAGCACAATTACCGAGTGCCCAGAAGGTTATCGCATGGTTGAAGGTACGGATGGTCCGTACTGCGTGGTTGACTTGACTCAGAGCTACACTCGTCAACGTGCGGGTCGCGGAATTGAAGCGTACACAGGAATCGCGACTAAGGGACAAAAGGGACCGGGTCAGAAGAAGAAAACTGTGACAAAAACAACACAGAAACGTAGACCAGTGGTTACTAGAAGAGTATGAGCCTCCAAGCCTTACCAGAAGAAGCCTTAAAAGAGATCTTAGCCTTAACCGAGGCTAAGAAAAGACTAGATTTGAGGGAAAAGGCGCAAGATTATTTCATGCCCTTTGCCCACCACGTCTACGAGAACTTTATCGAGGGCCGACACCACCGAATTATTGCCGAAAAGTTGGAAAAGGTCGCAAAAGGCGACCTAAAGCGACTTATTATCAACATGCCGCCGCGTCACTCTAAGTCGGAGTTTGCGAGTTTTTTGATGCCTGCGTGGTTTTTGGGTCGAAATCCGAAGCTAAAAATCATTCAAGCGACCCACAACACTGAACTTGCGGTCAGATTTGGTCGAAAAGTGCGGGATTTGATCGACGATCCGGCCTATAAAGAGATATTTCCTGACACAAGCCTGAAAGAAGACAACAAAGGTGCGGGTAAATGGCAAACATCTGCGGGTGGTGAGTACTTTGCTGCGGGTGTTGGTGCTGCGGTAACGGGTCGTGGTGCGGATTTGTTCGTAATTGACGACCCTCACTCGGAACAAGACGCGCTTTCGGAGACTGCATTCGACCATGCGTACGAATGGTACACCTCTGGACCCCGTCAGCGTCTCCAACCGGGCGGTGCAATCATCATTGTTATGACTCGATGGGGTAAAAAGGACCTGACAGGCCGACTTTTGGCTGCTCAAGGCAGTGATGTGATGTCAGATCAGTGGGAAGTTGTGGAATTTCCTGCCATTTTGCCCTCTGACAAGCCGTTGTGGCCTGAATTTTGGGAAAAAGACGCACTTTTGTCGATTAAAGCGTCACTTCCTGTACAAAAATGGAATGCGCAGTGGCAACAAACGCCAACAGCGTCGGATTCTGCGATAATTAAGCGAGAATGGTGGCAACCTTGGGAAAAAGAAGAGATTCCACCTGTAAAATATGTACTTCAAGCGTATGACACGGCGTTTTCGAAGAAAGAAACCGCTGACTACTCTGCAATCACGACTTGGGGCATCTTCGAGCCGGACGAAGGGGGCCCAGATAACATCATTTTGCTAGATGCCCGACGAGGGCGTTGGAATTTCCCTGAACTCAAGGAGGTTGCATATGATGAGCAGGAATACTGGGAACCAGACATGGTGTTGGTCGAAGCAAAAGCGACGGGTACACCACTTATTGACGAGTTGCGGTTACGCGGTATTCCGGCACTGGGGTTCTCACCGGGCAAGGGGAATGATAAGATAACGAGAATGCACATGGTTGCGCCGTTGTTCGAAGCAGGGGTCGTATGGGCTCCTTCGGATAAAAAGTTTGCAGATGAGGTCATTGAGGAGGTAGTATCATTTCCAAATGGCGATCATGACGACTTTTGTGATAGTATGACGCTAGCACTGATGCGTTTTCGGCAGGGAGGGTTTATATCCCTTCATAACGAGATGGAAGACGAAGACTTAACATACCGTCCTAAACGGGAGTATTACTAATGGCGTTGCCACCTATTGTAGATTCAGGAATCACACCTGAAGACATGTTGCCCACAGAAGCATCGGTAGATGTGTCTGTGCCAGTACCTGAAGATTTTGCAGGCGGGGCAGAAGTTATTGATGATGGGCAGGGCGGTGCGTTAGTGCAGGCTTTGGCAGAAGCTTTTATGGAAGAGCAGCAACCACAACAAATAGATCACAATGCTAACTTAGCGGAGTATTTAGATGAAGGTTATCTTGGAGAAATTTCGACAGAGCTTCGAGCTTCTTACGAAGAAGATTTGGACTCTCGTGGTGAGTGGGAAGAAACTTATACTAAAGGTCTTGATCAGCTTGGTGTCAAGTATGAGGAACGCACTAGACCGTTTGAAGGTGCGTCTGGAGTCACACATCCGCTGATTGCGGAAAGTGCGACACAGTTCCAAGCACAGGCATACAAAGAGCTACTACCGTCAGGTGGGCCTGTTAAGACACAGGTTATTGGGCTGCAAGACCAAGCGCGTGAAGATCAGGCGATGCGGGTCAAACAGTTTATGAACTACCAGATCACAGAGGTGATGGAAGAGTTCGACCCTGATATGGATCAGTTGTTGTTCTATTTACCGTTGTCGGGATCTTGTTTTAAGAAGGTGTACTTCGATGAGACCAAACAACGAGCCGTGTCCCAATTTGTCCCTGCAGAAGACTTGGTTGTTCCATATGCAGCATCTGACTTACAGACTGCCTCTAGAGTCACCCATGTACTGCGGATGGATGCTAATGAAGTCCGAAAAATGCAGGTCTCGGGCTTTTATCGCGATGTTGAGTTAAGTGCTACAGATGAGGATGATGATCCTGTTCGTGATAAAGTAGACGAGTTGCAGGGTACGTCAAAAACGTACACCGATGACATCTACACAGTTTTAGAGATGCATGTTGACCTCGACCTAGAGGGTTTTGAGGACATGGCCCCTAATGGTGAGCCTACAGGTATTGCTCTTCCGTATATCGTCAGTATTGACGAAGGATCGGGGGAGATTCTGTCTATTAGACGCAACTTCGAAGAGAACACTGACCTAGCTCGTAAGATGCAGTACTTTGTGCATTACAAGTTTATGCCGGGTCTTGGTTTCTACGGTTTTGGTCTAATTCACATGATTGGTGGCCTTGGTCGTGCGGCAACGAGTATTCTCCGACAACTGATCGATGCAGGAACTCTTGCCAACCTCCCGGCAGGATTCAAGGCTAGGGGCGTAAGGGTCCGTAATGACGATGAACCTTTACAACCGGGTGAGTGGCGGGACATAGATGCTCCGGGGGGCAACATACGAGATGCGATTCAACCGCTTCCATACAAAGAGCCGTCTGCGACCCTCTCACAGCTTCTAGGAGCCCTTATAGAGGGCGGTAGACGCTTTGTTTCTATTGCTGACCAACAGACTGCCGATAACAACGGTCAGGCTCCTGTAGGGACCACTGTGGCTCTCCTAGAGCGTGGCATGAAAGTCATGTCCGCGATCCACAAACGCCTACACTACTCACAGAAGCAGGAATTCCGCATTCTAGCGCGAATTTTCCGTGACAACCTGCCTCAAGAGTATCCATACGATGTCCAAGGCGGCAACCGTATGATTATGGCGCAAGACTTTGACGAACGTGTTGATGTTTTGCCTGTTAGTGACCCTAACATCTTCTCTATGGCGCAACGTGTTACTCTAGCACAGACTCAGTTGCAGTTGGCGCAATCTAACCCTGAGATGCATAATCTACATGCTGCATACCGTCGTATGTACCAAGCGTTAGAGGTTCAGAATATTGATGAGGTGCTACCACCACCTCCACAGCCGCAGCCTATGGACCCCGCAATTGAGAACGCTCGTGCGTTGATGGGTGAAAACTTAAATACGTTCCCTGATCAGGAACATGAGGTGCATATTCGTTTGCACTTGGCGTTCATGAAGACACCTCTTGTTATGACTTCACCACAGATCATGGGTATTTTCTACGCGCACATTATGGAACACATTTCCCAGAAAGCTCGTATCATGGTCATGGCAGAGATTGACCAGATTATTGGACAAGCAGAGTTGGCAGCGCAGAGTGGAGCGATAGATCCGATGGCAGCGCAGCAACAAATACAAAAAGTGCAGCAAGACATGCAGGATCCTGCTCAATTAGAAAAACTTGTTTCTATGCAGATGGAAAAGATCATGGCAGAGATTCTACCGGATTTGATGCCGCAGGGTCAGGATCCGATGGCAGATCCGCTAGTTCAAATTCGTATGCAGGAACTAAACATCAAACAGCAAGATTTGCAGCGTAAGGCACAAGAGGATCAGGCTCAATTGATGGTGCAGCTACAGAATTTACAACAACGTGCAGCAACGGATGCGGCACGAATCGAGAGCCAAGAAGACATAGCCGCGCAACGAGACGCTACCAATCGGGAGCGAATTGATGTACAAAGAGAGAGTGCGGCACGGAGGAATGCAGGATGACCCCTAATATGATGCCACGTCCTAATGGGTTGACGATTAGACCAAACTTTCCGGGCATGGGAGGTGGTGGGATAATGGGTTTTTTACAGCCCCTGCTAAGTCACATCAACCAAGATTACCAACAGGACACGGTTCAACCGTACGTTCAACAGGTAGAGGATTTAACACGAACAACTTTTCCAGACGTAGAGTTTAATAGACAAGGGCCTCGTTTTCCTTTTCAGCCCGGAGGCGGCTTCCCCGGTTTGCCGGGTGTAGGGAATCCTATGCCTAAACCATTTCCACCGGGCTTCGGTCAAGGGGCTCCGGGTATTTTAGGTTTGTTAGGGCAGCAAACTACTCAACAGGCACAGCCAGTAGGACTGGGTGGGCTTCGATAAGGTGATGATATGGCTATACTTGAGAGCATTGCGGCTGCGAATGCCGCTTATTCGGTCATCAAGACTGCTCTTGGGAATGGCAAAGAGACTGCAGGTCTTATTGGCGCAGTTGGAAAATTTCTTACGGCAGAAGAAGACATAAAACAAGCCGTACAGAAAAAGAAGAACAGTCCATTAACAGCGATTACAGGCGGTGAAGAAGGGGATTGGGAAGAGTTCCAAGCCCTTGAATCTATTAGAGAAAAACGCCGTGAGCTCGAATCACATATCCGTTTGTATGGGGCACCTGGCCAATGGGATAGGTGGATTTCGTGGCAGAATGAGGCGCGTAAACAGCGTCAGGCTGCTCGTAAGGCTGCGGAGGCAGCACATGCAGAAAAAATGGAGAAGCTGCAGATAGCCACAGGAATAGTTCTTGCGGTTACGGCTATTGTTTTAGGTATCTACTATTTGGGTGTCTATATGGGAAGGTGGTAAGAAAATACGTAGTTTTGGACAAAGACGGAAAAGTGGTTATAATCACCTCGAACAAAAGGATTGCGGATCACTATGGTAGAGATAACGGCAAGGTATATAGACGACCTTAAAATACTGCCTCGGCTTATGATGTTGGCGGTGACAATACTAACGTACCAATCTGTCCATTGGTATATGAGTTTACCGGATCCTACTATACAACAGAGTGGCCTTGTATCTGTTTGTATGGGGGCCTTAACAGGGTGCTTCGGCATTTGGATGGGCAAGGAGTCTAAGACTACGGTGACTCACACACCTCGGTCTGTGACGGTTAGTAAGGAAGAGAGTTATGACAACCGCTGAAGACTTTCTGACGTTTTTGGTGGTTAAAGCACTTGAGTGGGTACTCGGTGTAGAGATGACATTATACGGGAGTGTGGTGGTATGATTGGTCAGATTATAGGGAGTCTTGGTGGACTAGCGACTGCGTGGGTTGACGGAAAAACGGCGGTACAAAAAGCAAATGCAGAGATCAAGCTTAAACAGGCTACTGGTGAAATTGACTGGGAGATTGAAGCTATACGTTCTGCTCAGAACTCATGGAAAGACGAGCTCTGGACTATTGTTTTTGTGGTTATCCTTGTTGCTAACTTCGTGCCTAGCTTGCAAGACACTATGGCAGTTGGATTTGCCAACCTTGAGACTACCCCCCTCTGGGTACAGTGGGGGATGTATGCGTCCATTGCCGCCTCGTTTGGCATAAGAACTATGAGAGGGTTGAAGAAATGAGTTATAAATTAGGAAAACGTAGTCTAGCTAAACTAGAGGGCGTAGATGAGCGCATGGTCGCTGTTGTTAAATATGCTATTGGCGTGTCGAAGCAGGACTTCTCGGTGATTTGTGGGCTACGTACAATTGAAGAGCAGAAAGCACTTGTTGCCAAGGGTGCAAGTCAGACGATGAAATCAAAACACATCGATGGGCTAGCAGTAGATTTAATGGCCTATGTAGATGGAGGCCGTTGGGAGTTGAATTTGTATGATGAAATCGCAGATGCGATGGCAGAAGGTGCGAGAGCCTGTGATGTGCCGATCAAGTGGGGTGCTGCATGGACTGTTCCAAACATTGCACAGTGGAACGGAGACATGGAATCTGCTATGAATGATTATATCGACACACGTCGGGGTCAGGGTCGCCGTCCATTTATCGACGCCCCACATTTTGAACTTGTAGTATAGGAGGCCCTCATGGCAGGTTGCGGTTCTAAAAAAGGATACAAAGAGGGGGGAAAGGTTTTTTCTGGGATCTCAAAAGATACAGAAAAGGCTATAGAGGACGCGCTTTCTGAAGCCATGTCTGACCCTAAGAAAAATCCGACATCAAAGTACAATACTTTGAAAGGTCGTAATAATACAATGAAACGAAAACCTCGCAGCGAGATAGCACGATTTAAAGATGGTGGTAAAGTGTTTCCTGACCTAAATGGTGATGGAGAGGTTAGTCGTGCAGACATTTTAAAAGGTCGAGGCGTTGAAGGTTTCTACCGTGGCGGTGACGTTCGTGTGAACCCTAAACGTGGGAAGTGCTACTAATGGTTAATATTATGATATCTATCCTCCCTGACATAGAGGGAGGACACGGCGTAGAGGATGAAGAGAATATTTGCCCTCTGTGCTGTGATGACGAGTCTATCAATGACGAACTTCGGGAAGTTGCGATTGAAGAGCACAACTACAGACCATGCAACGAGTCGGTAGCATTCCGCAATGATGAGTGTTGTGCGTCCTGTGCTTTCTACGACACCTCAGAAGACATGCAAAAGTGCATTGGCGATGAGTCTATGGGATACTGTGCGGCTCTAAAATTTGTGTGTAAGGGTGAGAACACCTGTGATATGTGGCAAGAAGAGTATAAGGACAACCTGTAATGGATCTTGTTGACTTAGCTCGACACTTGTATAAAAAGATAGAAGAGCGTCAGGAGGATATCTCTGAAGCTCTTTCTCACGGTGCTGTAAAGGACTGGGAGCAGTATAAAATGTCAGTAGGCGAGATACGGGGTCTCTCGTTTGCAAAAGACGAAATTAAGGCCCTGCTGAATGGAACCGTAGACGATGTCGAAGACGTTATATCTTCCTGACCACGTTGCGCAGAAAATGAATAAAGAACGACAGGAGTCTCAGACAGACTCTTCTTCTTTAGAAGGCGCATATGTTGACGCTAAAGAACGGGTCTTAGACCCATCTCTTCTAGACAAACCTTTACTCGAACGTCTCCCGCAGCCTACAGGTTGGCGGGTTTTAGTTATGCCGTATCAAGGCAAAGCTAAGACAGCGAGTGGACTGTACATTCCCGACGAGGTTCGGGAACGTGAGAGCGTAGCGACAGTTGTTGCATACGTTATGAAGCTTGGACCGTTGGCTTATAAGGATCCGGACAAATTTGGTCCTAATCCAGAGCCGTGGTGCGAAGAGGGCCAATGGGTATGTATTGGTCGATATTCAGGGTCGCGTTTTAAGATTGATGGCGGGGAGGTCCGCATCATTAATGACGACGAGGTTATTGCAACCTTGTTAGAGCCTGATGACATTAAACACGTTTAAGGAACAGGGTATGTCAGAAGAAAGAGAAGACGCAGTTGAAAACGAAGAGAGTATCGTCGTTGAAGAAACTGAAGAGGCTCCAGTTGAGGAAGCGGTAGAAGCTTCTGAGCAAGCCTCTGATGAGTTGGACTCCTATAGTAAAGGGGTTCAGAATCGGATTAAAAAGCTTACAGAGAAGTATCGCCAAGAAGAGCGGGATAAAGCGGAAGCAGTTCGTTTGTCTCAACAGCTTATAGAAGAGAACAATAAGCTGAAGTCTCGTATGCAGGCTCTAGACACAGGTTACCTCTCTGAGTATGGGACACGTTTGCAGTCTCAAACGGAAGCAGCTAAACGAGCCTATAAAGAGGCGTATGAGTCTGGCGATGCAGATAGAATGATCGAGGCCCAACAGGCTTTGTCTAATATTGCTGTTGAGACTCAGCGTTATAATAGTGCAAAGGCTCGTGCGGAACGTGAGGCTCAGAGGCCGCAACAAGCGGAACCTCAAGTTGCACCACAACCGCAACCACAGCAACAACAGATGCCTACGCCTGACCCAAAGGCTCAGACTTGGGCAGAAAAGAACGAGTGGTTTGGAAGTGACCGAGTCATGACGACTGCGGCATTTGCGATCCACCAACAGCTTGTCGATGAAGAAGGATTTGACCCAAACACCGACGAGTATTATACTGAGGTTGATAGCCGTATTCGGAAGGAGTTTCCACACAAGTTCCAAACGGCTAAAAAATCGGGTGGAGGGAGTCAGGTCGCTTCTGCTAGTTCCTCCGCATCCCGCAGTAACAAACAGGGGCGCAGGTCTGTCAAGTTGACGCATTCACAAGTAGCTATTGCGAAAAAACTAGGCGTACCTCTTGAAGAATACGCTAAGTACGTGAAGGATTAAAAGATGGCAGATAGAAAACCGCGCGCAAGCGCAACCCGCGAAACTGAAACGCGCAGAAAACCATGGGCACCGCCCAGTCACCTTGCTGCACCACCCGCACCTGATGGGTACGTGCATCGTTGGATTCGAGTAGCAATGCGTGGTGAAGAGGACAAAATGAATGTCCATTCTAAGCTACGTGAAGGATGGGAACCCGTCCGTGCTGATGAGTATCCAGATTACGAAACTCCAGTCATCGATGATGGCAAGTATCAAGGGGTTATCGGTCAAGGTGGTCTGATGTTGTGCCGTATACCTGAAGAAACAGCCGCTGAAAGAAACGAGTATTACGGGGGCCGTACCCGCGAACAGATGTTAGCTGTGGATCAGGACTTGATGAAGGAACAACATCCTTCAATGCCTATCTCTAACGATAGGCGTAGTCGTGTAACTTTCGGCGGCTCAAGACGAGACGCTGATTAATTTAAAGGATTGCTACGATGGCAAACACTAACGGTGCATTCGGACTACGTCCGATTGGCGTCCAAGGACAGGGCGCGAACACCACTGGTGCGACCGAGTATCGTATTGCTTCTGGAAACACTAACGCGATCTACCAAGGTTCTCCTGTTATTCCGCTTGCAACTGGCTTTATTGACATTGTTGGCGCAGCGGCAGGTGGCACAGTAGGTGTATTAGGTGTTTTCTGGGGCTGTAAGTACGTTTCGTCCACTACTGGTGAAATGGTATGGTCAAATCATTGGCCCGGCTCTGGCGCGGATTCTAACCATCCCGTCATTGCATACGTGTATGACAACCCAATGCAAACATTCGTGATTGCGTCAGACGCTTCGTTGACAAATGAAGCAACTGCTCGTGGTCATGTGTTCGCAAATGCTAACTTTGCAGACGCAGATGCAGGCGTAACAGCTACAGGTATCTCATCAGGCAAACTAGCTGTCAGCACAATCGCAGCCACCGCAACATTGCAGATGCGTATTATCGGTATCCAAGACGATGCTGAAAATGCGGACTACACTGCGGCAGGCATTCCACTAATCGTACGGTTGAACAACCACTTCAACGCATCTAACGGTGCAGTTGCAGCGGGTACAGTGTCCAACCTAGGCTTGGCATAAGGAGACTGACTAATGGCTATCTCTCGCGCACAACTAGCGAAAGAGTTGGAACCCGGTCTTAACGCCTTGTTTGGTATGGAGTACTCCCGGTACGAAAACCAACATGCCGAGATCTACACAACTGAATCTTCAGATCGTGCATTTGAGGAAGAGGTTATGTTATCAGGGTTCGGTGCGGCACCTACCAAATCGGAAGGTTCTGCAATTAACTATGACGACGCTAACGAAGCATACACTGCTCGTTACAACCACGAGACTATCGCACTTGCGTTCTCTATTACAGAGGAAGCAGTCGAAGACAATCTTTATGATCGTCTTGGTTCGCGTTATACTCGTGCGTTGGCTCGTTCTATGGCACACACCAAGCAAGTTAAGGCCGCTGCGGTTCTTAACAACGCCTTTACAGGCGGTGCTTCAGCGGGTGGCGACGGTAAAGCACTTTGTGCAACTGATCACCCACTGACATCAGGTGGCACATTTGCCAACGAACCAACAGTAGCTGCCGATTTGAACGAGACATCTCTAGAAGATGCTTTGATCAATATCGCAGGTTTTGTTGATGAGCGTGGTCTAAAAGTTGCTCTACGCGGCACAAAGTTGATCATCCCACGTCAATTGCAATTCGTTGCAGAGCGTTTGATGGTTTCTAACTTGCGTGTAGGTACAGCGGATAACGACACAAACGCAATTCGTTCAATGGGTATGTTGCCTAACGGTTATGCCGTTAACGACTTCCTAACGGACCCAGATGCGTTCTTTATCCTAACTGACGCACCTCGTGGATTCATCCACTTCGAGCGCACACCAATGTCAACAGGCATGGAAGCCGACTTCGACACTGGTGACATGCGTTATAAAGCTCGTGAGCGTTATAGCTTTGGCTACAGCGACCCACGCGCAGTGTTCGGTTCACCGGGCGCATAAAAATAGGGTAGGGGGAGCTAGTCTTCCCCTATTCCCATCGATTCGAGACCTTTGTTTATCATATCGTCGTGCATACTTTTCATAGCACTCACTAGGTCCATATAAGCTTTCACCATAGCGAACATCTCTTGATCACCACGCATCCAACGATCCTGTGGTAGGCCCCGACGTGCACGTTCACAGATTTTGTCTGCGATTTTGAAATGTTCCCAGTTTTTTATTTGTTCTTCATTGAGCATCATTTTCCCCTAGCCTTTCGTTATGGTGTAGAATGCGATGACAGTTAGAGCACAAGGGGATACATTTTTCCACTTCTTTATATGCTCGTTTCCACTGTCCTGCTTGTACAAAATTGTGTACTTTTGTGTCGTAACTGTCAGAACCATCAGGGTGATGAAATTCGATCACGGCTTCATGTTGAATTCCACAAAAAAGGCAGGATAACCCTGCCTTGAATGCTTTCCACTCTTTTCGTTTTTCTTGTTTTCTTTTACGTGTCCGCGCAAGAGTTTTCTCACGGTTCCGTTGATACCATTCGGCTCCGTATTCTTTACTATACTGCTTACGCTTCTCCGGATCCTTATGCGGCATCGGAGAATCTCCTTGTGTTGGCTGCAGGAACCATAACATAGATTGCATTTTTGGCAAACTTAGGTATTCTTAGGGCAGGGCATCACTAGCTTTGCAGACAGGTACAGGCCCTCCTGACGTTGCATAGACTGTAAAGCGAATCCTTATGCAAAGGGTAATACAATGGCTTCAACTACATTTTCAGGTCCAGTGACCTCGACTAACGGTTTTGTTGGCGACATCAAAGTTCCAACATATACTGTAGCAACTGCACCATCTGCTTCAGACGCAGGGGCGGGAACACTTGTGTACGTTTCTGACGGCGCGGCGGGTTCTGCTATCCTAGCGTTTTCTAACGGCACAGATTGGAAGCGTTCAGACACAGGCGCAACAATCGCAGGCGCATAAGGAGGGTAACCGATGAGTAGGTTTAAACCTCCTAGTGAAGAAGAACTAGCGCGTCGTGGAATCGGAGTAAAAACCGAGAAGAAACGCGCTAGAAACTCAGATGGTACGCTCAAGGCAGATGACCCATCGACTCCAGACGTAAACGAAGCGTGGGAGACGGTGAAGAAAGTTGTTAAGCGTCCTCGTAAAAAGAAGGATGAGTAACAATGGCAGGTCCCGTAAAAGCGTATAACTGGGCGCAGGGCACATCCGCAGGGATTGTTGGTCCTTCTCGTTCTCGTTTACGTCAGATCGTAATTTACGGTGCAGCGGCAGGAGAGTTCACGTTAAAGAACGGTAGCGCAAGTGGTGAAACACTTCTTACGCAAAAATTTCCTACTGGGCATCATGTTATGAACATTCCTGATGACGGCATCATTGCCTCTGAAGGGGTTTACGTTTCTGCGTTTACAGGTGCGAGTAACGAATTGACGGTCATCTTATCGTAAGGAGTCGTCATGGTTCACGATCTACGGTCTATATCTCAGGTCGGCACATCTGAGCCTTTCGAACTACAGGTGGCCCGGGGGCAGATTCCGGGCCATTCTATTCGCAATTTGTTTGGAACAAACCCTGCAATCGGTACAACATTTCGTACACCTTGGGAAAACAACACGGCATTGCCGTTTCTTAGCGCAGAGCAAAAGTTGGATATAATAAGCACTAGCGAGGATGACGCGGAAGGACCGCAAGTTTTAATCGTGGGTGTTGACGGCGACTACAACGAAATACGTGAAGTAGTTGCTTTAAATGGAACTGCGGGTGCGCAAACACAACAAAACTTTTTCCGTATAAATGATTTACTTTTGGTAGAAGGTAACGCTGATGGAGACATTACGGCAGAGGTTAACTCAGTAGTTTATGCAAAAATCATTGCAGGTCGCGGTAGGAATCAGGCTGCGGTGTTTACAGTACCTGCGGGTTACTCGTTCTATCTTGGACGGATTGATGCATTTACCGCGACGGCAAACAATGACACTAAGATCATGACCTTTAGAAACCAAGTCACGTTTTCTGACGGGCGGGTTTTTGATGTGGCACAAACTAGCTTTGTGTCTCGAATGGATATCGCACGAACGCTTCCCTTTAAGGTTTCAGAAAAATCAACTATTGAGTTTCAAGCCAAGATGTCTGGTCAAACGGCAGATGTAGGGATCTTTGGAGATGGCTTTTTGATTAAAGAGCAAGGACCGATGTAATGGCAGAAAGAAAGAAAAAGAAAAGTGTTAAGTTATCTGTGGGTCGTGGCGAGAAACGATCAGTTAAGCAGGGAGCGGGACTCACTGCCAAAGGTCGAGCCAAGTACAACCGTCAAACGGGATCAAATCTTAAAGCTCCTGCACCAAACCCAAAGTCGAAAAAAGACAAGGCTCGTAAGAAATCTTTCTGTGCGCGTAGCCGTGGATGGACTGGCGAACGCGGTAAAGCAGCACGTAAGAGATGGAACTGTTAAAATGGAGCAGAAGCACATCGTTTTTACATTAGCAACTATGAT